GGCACATATTGGTATATTACATCTACGTATTATTCAACTAGTGGGAACATATCACAAATAGCTGTAGAGTATACAGGAAATAGAACATATACAAGATCTAAGTATAGTGGTACATGGACAAGTTGGGGTCGTGTTGATAATGCGGAAACAACAACGAAGTCATTTGGCGCGACAGGATACCAGAAACTTCCTGGCGGATTGATTCTTCAGTGGGGAACATTCACAAGAACCGGTGCGAATATGTATGTTTACTTCCCAATGGTCTTCCCTAGTGCGTGTGTTTCGGTGGTCTTAACGGACATGTACAGTGGTGCTGTGAACGATAGTTCTCGTGTTGAGTCGGTATCAACTTCGTATTTCTACACGAGACGTGCCGATAGTTCTGCCTTTAATGTGATGTATCAGGCTATTGGATGGTAACCCATAAATGACAATAAAAGAAGCAAAACACGTTGTCCTTTGGTGGATGAATCTTTCTGGATTCAAAGGTCTTACCATGCCTTGGGCAATTTATCTCCATCCTACTCGCCTTAATGATACTGCTCTTGTCCGACATGAGATGAAGCACGTTGAACAGATGAAGAGGGATGGAGTTGCCACATTCATGATCAAATATGTCTGGTGGTCTGTTCGATATGGCTACTTCAACAACCCATATGAAATCGAAGCCAGAGAAGCTGAGAGGGGCGAATGAAAACAAGAAACGAAATCATCACTGATGCTCTCAGGAAGTGTGGCGCTCTAGGTGAGAAGGAGACCCCTACTACTGAGCAATACAATGCCGGAGCGTCGGCCCTAAACTCTCTTATCAAAGCTTTTGCTGCTGATGGGATGCAAATCTGGAAGATCGAGCAAGTCGTCAAAGACTTCTCGTCTTTTACCACATCTGCTGCAGTTACTGTTGGTGTTGGCAAGACTGTCGTCACCTCTAACGTACCACTCAAACTAATTGGAGCATGGAGACAGATCACAGCAAGTGAACTAAAGACCCCTCTCGAGATCTACACCAGACAGGAGTATATGGATATCCCTGACCCTGCTGCAGAGGGGGCTCCTCTTGCTGTCTATTATCAACCTCTAAAGACTGACGGCTCTCTGTACCTGTGGCCGATTCCTGATTCAACATGGCAAACAGATGGACAACTAGTTCTTGATTTTCAGGTTCAATACACAGCAACCACAACTGGAACAGACGTACTGGATTTTCCTGATCATTGGGAACAGACCCTCATCTATAGTCTTGCTCAAAGACTCGCTCCTGAATATGGTGTTTCAATCAACGAACGCAATCTTCTCACCCAAGACTCAGAAAGATTCCGACAAGAAGCGTTGTTTTTTAGCAATGAAGAAGGCTCTATCTTTCTTCGTCCTACCATGCGTAGATAATGGCATACACCAGAACACCAGAATTCAACAGTCATCAGGTTAAAAGACTTCCAGTTGTTGGAAGTCATACCCTTCCTTCGTTCATTCAGACTGGAACCGGTATGAAGTATTACAACTGCTTTCCGAGAAAAATTGAGCAGTTTGGTACAGATCCTGTGCATATTCTGGAGAAGGTTCCATACTGGACTACTGTAGCTACTTCTATCATGCCTGCAGGGGATCTAGGGGCTCTAAGAGGCGCCTATAAAACTGATAGTCCTAATGGAACTAATCAGAACTGTGTAGTCATCGACAATGATTTCTATGTCAATGGCGTAGCCAAGATCACGATGATCAAGACTACAGGGTATGTGGGGATTTGTGAGGCGAACATTGCTGGCACTCACTACATTGTTCTTCTAGAGAATGATAGCACTGCTGCTCGTATTCACACATATGAGACAGGATCTGGAGCAGTTACCACCACTAACCTAAGTATCGGCGCTCAGGGAGATCCCATCTTCCTTAACGGACGTATCTATGTAGCTGGATATAGAACCCAAAGGATCTACAACAGCAACGTAGGGACAGTATCCACCTTCACTACAGCCAATGACTTCATTGATGCTGAGATGGTTGGAGATGCTATTGTTACCCTAGCCCTTCATAGAAACCATCTAGTGGCTCTTGGTACCAGAAGTGTTGAGTTCTTTTACGACAATGCAGTTGACATTGGATCACCTCTCCAGAGACAAGAGACCTATGCCACTATGATTGGCGCAAGCCTCCTATATGACAGTTTTGTTCGTCCAAAGACTTGTACCATTGCCAACGACACCTACTTCAATGGAGAGGTTGCTGGAGTAAGAGGACTGTATAGAATCAGAGACTTTAAAGTACAGAAAGTATCAGATGCCTACATTGACAGATTGCTGAATGCACACCACACAACTGTCTATGAGGCAGGTCTTTTTCCAGCCTCTTTCAATGGTTCACCTGTTCTCTGCTTCTCGAACTACAAACTAGGTGACTCAGCCTCCCATGTATTGTTTGCCTACAGTATCGAAGATAATGTTTGGGTACAATGTTCCTTGCCAAATACTGGAACTTATGATATAATTCCTGTATTTTCTTTTATCATCGATCAAAATACATATGTGTTTGGATCAGATGCCTCAACAGGTGATGCCAGAGCGCGTAAATGGACATACATTAATGAAGACTCTGTTTCTCCTGCTGGTGGTACTGTAGATGCCTACATGATCTTTGACACCTTCGATGGTGGAACAGAACTCCAGAAACATTTCAAATATGTGGATGTTATCGGGGATATGGGTGATAACACCGTAACCCTGACGTTCACCAAAGAGTCCTCAAAAGAATCCACCACCTATACTAGTTCTAATGACAGTGCAGGTGATCCAATCAGATTCAGAAACCTCTGCCGAGCAAAAAGAATCAACCTCAAGGTTGGATTCTCTGGCAAGACTCAAATAGAGTTTAGAGGACTGGACGTAGCCTTCAACCAAGGAACAGTGTAATGGGAGTCTCTTCTAGCATCCTCCTACCTAATGCAATTAGTCTTGAATTGGATGAGTTTCCTCAAACAGTAAAAGCTATTTCAAATCTATACACATACTTAAAACCAGTTAGTTATACACCAGAGCAGCAATCTGGTATGACTTTTCCAGGAGACCAGTATGGGATGATGCAGAAAATTGGAGGCTTCACAATTTGGTCTGCTGTTTTTCCTACTGGATACTCAGTTAGTATTGGTAAAGGAACTTGGTGGCCTCCAATTCAAACAACATACGGAGAGGATGAGGGGTTTGTTGTCGCTCAATATCGATACAAAACAAATCTAGTTTCTGGTTCTTATCCATTTGTTGAATATTCAGTAAAGACCAGAGGAGCCTCAATTTTAATGCCAGACCCCTCAGCATTAGCAAACAGAGATTCTGGAGATCCAATCTACATTATGGGCATTACTGTGTCTAGAGGTAAATAATATGGCTGCAACCACTTTTAAAGATCTATATCCTCTCGCCGACATTCGCGGCTCGCAGCCTGTGCCGACCTTCGAGAGCATGTTTGCGTCGAGGCCCGGCTCGCGGGACGAATTCGCACAGCAGTTGATGGCGGCGATGAACGCGAGCGACATGCAGGTCACGCCGGGAGCATATGTCGATCCAGCGGGCGAGAACGCCGGCCGGATTTGGCAGCCCGGCAGCGCGCAGAGCGCTGCGTTGGATGCCTTCTTCGGTACGCAGCGACCGACGGGTCAGTTTCAGCGGGGATCGAACCTGTACGGATTAGAGGCCCGGTACGCGCCGGGCGACCCCAACGCCGTCGGTGAGCATCAATACGGCGATCCCATCGGATACTCGTTCACCGGGCCGCAGATGAGAGACCCTTACCAGTCGAACAACCACGTCGGCCGATGGACCGGCGACGTTGGACTCGATGGGAAGATCAGCGGGTTGCGGTGGGTAAACGACTCAACGAACACGACGCTTTTCGATCGAATTGCCCCGATACTACCGCTGGCATTCGCGGCTGCCGTGAACCCCGGACTCGTGGCCGGTATGTTCGGTGGCGAGACTGCCGGTGCAGGGCTTTCTGCCGAAGCTATTGAGGGGGCAGTAGGACTTCCAGAACTTGGATTAGCAACACAAACAGGACTAGAGGGAAGTATGACATTACCGACCGCAGGGCTCGGGGGATTAATGGAAGGAGTAGCTCCTGCACTTCCTTCTGGGACAGGTCTTGGCCTAACTGGAGGAGCCGGAACCGGTATCTCTGGAGGAGCTTTGACAGGTAGCCCACTACTCACTGGCGGAGGTCTTGCTTCTGGTCTTGAGGGACTTGCTACAGTTGGCGGTTCTAGCTTTGGATGGCTAGGAGATCTTGCTAAGTCAGCACTAGGTAAAGATGGATGGCTTCCTTCTGTCCTCAATGCTTTCAGCCAGAATCAACAAGGCAACATTCAACGCGATTGGGCTGAACGTCTATATCAAGATAGAGCGCAATTCCTTCAACGGCTAGCTCGGACATATACCAATCCAGAAGAATTCCTATCAG